GACCGTAGCCTCAAGTCTGCAGGCGCTGCGATTGAGGCGGCGGAGAAGGGGAAGGAGCGAGACGTATGAAAAAGCCCAGACATTTGAAATACACAGACATTGTTATTGAGCCAGAAACCGATTCTTATCCGATAGGTTTGCCCGGAATGCCAGTTTATCTCACGGTTCGGTCAGCAAAGGCGGTTGGAAAATGGCTACTTAATGCTGCCCAATATGTTGAGTCGAGGAAAAAGAAACTTGCGATAACTAACATTAACGAAAGCTGATTTATGAACGATCTAGAGAAACTATTGGCGCCGATTGAGAAACGCTCGTTAAAGGCGCACAGAGAAATCTGTGATTTAGCCGCGAGCAGTGGACGGGAGCGCTGGCGCATGACCATACCAGTTGATTACAGCCGCGACTCTGACATGGTTTTGCAGGCGCCATTGGACGACATCACTCGCCTGCTGGCAGCAATTAGGCACTTGGATGAGGCGCTGGAGAAATATGAGACAATTCCTCCGGCACCGGATTCATTTATTGAAATGGCAATGGCTGCCATGAGGAAAGAGGCTAAAACGGCCCGCGCCGAAGTTTTGGCGATTTTGAAGGGGGAATGAGTGAGCGATTTACAGTTTTGGACGATAGTTTATTTAGCGATTGGAATGTATGCCGGCCACGGCGATATTTTTTCACCGCGCGAGAAAGTCTATCTCATGTTTTTTTGGCCGCGATTTATTCTTGGGTCGTGGCTCAAATGACCAACCTACCGCCGTCGATAGCCGAACATATCGAGTGCCTTTGTGAGGGAGATCCCGTCTTCATGAATGGCGCCGAAGCGCTCTTCAACCACCTCCTTGAGTTGGCGCCGGAGTTTGATGACGATGCTGCACATGATTATTATTCTGCTTTGCCTGATTTCGACGAAGAGGACCCTGTCGACAATCGGATGAATGCCATTGCACTTGCCCGCTGGCAACACCAGCAATCATCCGCTCAAATCGCTGCGCTGAAGGCTGAGCTGGAAGATCTAAAGGCAGATCATTCCGCACTCAGAGTGAAACTGGCGCAAAGAGATTCGGAACTGGATCACATAGCAAATCGATTGTGCGCGAAATCATAACAATAATTTCGATTGAACAATTCAATGGACAGCGGAAAGCTGAGATTTTTCAGAGGTAACTTCACTTGATCTTGAATAATGTCGCCCGTCGCGAAGGAGAGTATCTCGACAAGATGTTTGTCGTGACAGTGATCTCAAATGCCTGCCGCTATAAGCGGCGCCCAGAACTTTACAGGCGATTCGCGAAAATGTGCGCGCGAGCTGGCATCAATCTAATCACGGTTGAGCTCGCATTCGGCCAGCGCAAACACGAGGTCACGCATCACGATCATCCATTGCACTTGCAATTGCGCTCAGATGAAGAATTTTGGCATAAAGAGAATTTGGGTAATATCGGGATCGCGCATGGCAGAAGACTTTTCCCTGATGCCGATAGTGTATGCTGGATAGACGCAGATTGCCATCCGGCTAGAGATCCGCGCGATTGGTTCGAAGAAACATGGCACGAACTTCAGCACAATAAATTCGTTCAGATGTGGGAGTGGCTTCAGCCGCTTGACTACAACCAATCACCATTATGTGCACCAAATCCGAGCTTCATGGCTAATTACGTGAAATTTGGGACACCCTACCCGAAAGCTGCCAACGGATATCCCCAAAGCTGGGGTTCACCAGGACTTGCCTGGGCTGCGCATTTATCAGCCCTTGACGAGATTGGCGGGATACCTGACGTTGCTATCCTTGGTGCAGGTGACTGGTACTTAGCACACATGCTGATATCTGATTTGGAGATTCCAGATATGGCTAAGCAGGGCTACTCGCCTGGCTATCGCGACTATTGGGCGCACAAACAAAAGCTTTGCAACAGGCATATTAAGCGTGACGTTGGTTACGTGAAGGGCCTCGTGAACCATGACTGGCATGGAAAGACTATCAATCGCGGCTACAATACCAGGGAGCGTATTCTAATCGAAGGCCAATACGACCCGCGCTACGATATTAAGCGGGACGGTCAGGGCGTTTACCAAATGGAGACTGAAGAACCTAGACAAATTCAAATGTACGATCGCATTCGCGCATATTTCAGGGCCCGATCAGAAGACGAAATTTCCTAAACACGGAGGACATATGAAAATTCAACTGACTCAGACAAATGGCAAGCCCCTGATTGTTGATTCGAACGACTGGCTTTTTCTAGAGCCCGGCGATGACGGAGTAACTACCCACATCGTGTTCGGAGCAGAATTTGTGCGCGTTGTGAAAGAGCCGATTGGCGCGATCACAGCGCTGACAGGCATCGAACATCCAGCAGTTGTGCCACTCGCGGCAGCACCTTAGGCATTTCTTAACGGCACAATTTTTAGGACAAATTCACAAGTGTAGAGGTCCGAAATACGTCCGGTCTGGCCGGACGCGGGCCTCAGAACGCATATAGAGCATTTGCGGCGCCAATTCTTGTGCACGAGAATTGGAATGGCAGAGCTTTGTGAAATGGCTTAGGATTGCGCTGATTTTGAGCGCGCTTATTTTGAGGATTCCTATGGGCGGAAAACGACGCGATCCAGATACATATATATTCAAACCGCCGCCAGTAGATTCGCCAAAGGTGAAGGCAGAACCGCGAAAACGGGTTTTGCAGGGTGATCTCGAAGAGGCGGCATTTGGGAGAAAAATGTTTCACGTTTCAATCGTCAAAAAAGATGGCACTCGCGAGCGTGCAAAAACAGATGGCGGCCAAGATGAGTTTAGCAAGAAAAAGGATGCAATCGAATTCGGAGGCAAGATTGCAAATCAAGCTAAAGAGAATTCAATTGCTCTCATTCAAATTTTCCAGGGTGGAGTCGCAAATCCTATTTGGTCATGGTCTGCGCAATTATAGCGTTGGTGCTCAGTGTTCTCGCTCGTCAGCATCCATAATCTCGAGCTCGTGCCTAATCTGTGCCGAGAGCATTTCGAGACCCGCCAGAATTTTCAGCAGATTCATTTCTGTTTTTGAAGATAATCGAATATCAACTTGATTTCGACGCTTTGATGGCAAAACCTGCGGTGTCACATCAGAGGCATCGAAGATTTCATGATCTGGTCTCGATTTCTTTTCCACAAGCTGAAGCTTAGCGGTCCCGGTATATCTATGAAAAGTCTAGGTCGTCGCTTTTCACCAGCCTCTGTTTTATACTTCAGCTCATGGCAGAACTATTAAAGGTAGAGGCTGATTTTACGCCGTTTATCAATCAGCTCCAGGAATTGGCTCCAGCAAAGTGGGCGGGAGTACTCGCACAGGCGTTGAACGAAAGCGGCTACTACGCTCTGAACAAATACAAGGCAACAATGCCAAGTTATTTCGATCGTCCAACTCCATACACGGTCAACTCGATGTATCTTAAGAAAGCAACGAGCACGGATCTGAACGCAAGTGTGCAGTGGAAGACTTCATCTACCGGCGGCTCCGCTGGAAAATATCTTCAACCAGAAGTGTTTGGAGGCAAGCGGCCGACCAAAGGTTTCGAACGCGCATTGCAGTCCGCTGGACTCATGCCAAAAGGTTATGTCGCTGTACCTACTGACGAGGCACCGAAAGATTCTTTCGGCAATGTGCCGGCTTCGTTTCAACAAACGATTCTGAAATATTTGAAAGCCAATCCAGTGAGACAAGCCAGCAAACAATTCACGAGTCTCAAAGCGATGGGATTCAGTAGGCTAGTTGTTGGGGTTGCTAAAACTGCAATGAACTACGAGCGGAAGGCGGCAAACGAATCCCGGGCATTCGCCCGCAATCAGCGCTACTTCACCATTCAGCCAGATGATAAGTCTCGATTGCCAATAGGAATCTATGAACGAACGTCATCAAGCGCAGGCGCTGCGCTGCCCATCGGCAATCAAGGTGCAGCCGGTGGTGGAGCGCTTGGAATACGTAAGCTATTTAGCTTCGTGTCGAGCGCAACATACAAGGTCAGTTATCCATTCGAACAGATTGGTAAGGACGCCGTGCAATCGAAGTTCGCCGATAAACTTAGCGCCGCAATTGCTGCCTCAGTAGAAAAGGCTAAGGCTAAGTAGGTTTCACCGGCTTGTCTGGATTAAGTAGTGCGCGGTCGATTCTAATTCCTGATTGTGTCTCAAGATGCTCGAGCATCTTAGATGCTACGAAGACACGCTCAACACCATCCAGGTTTAGCTCGTCAAGCGCTCTTAGCAATCTGTTAACACAGACTTCGAGCGTCCGCGTGTGCATATCTGCTTTGATTTGATCAGCCATGTGTGAACTCATAGCGACCTTGGGCTTGCATATGCAATCGGAATTGCGCGCGCGACGCTATAGGAAATGCCGGGTCCTTCCCAGCCCTTGGCTCGCGGGTGTGTTCGCACCGCGCCTTATATCTAGGCGTGAGAATTTTTTCTGTGTTAACCGGCAGTTGCGACGGTTAACCCGGATATGCTCTTTTCGATAGTATGTGGCGCGTTGAAAACCTTTACCTATTGAAAGAATCTTGACGATGGCGCTGATGTCGTTTGCCGAATATGCGAAGCATCGCGGAGTCTCGAAAGCGGCGGTTACGAAGGCCGTGCAGGCCGGTCGAATTTCCACTGAGGTCGACGAAACTGGCAAGCGGAAAATCAATCCGGAAGTGGCCGATCGTGAATGGAAGGACCATACGCAGGCGGATAAGCTGCATATTCCGACTCAGCGGGAACGCAAGGAACTGACCGCGAAGGTCGTCGAAGAAAGCGGATCGACCCAAGAAAATTACGACGATAATGAATTGTCGCCCGATGATCCTGATTTCAATCCATTCACGAGTTTTACAAAAAGCCGTGCACTCAAGGAGCATTATAACGCCAATCTTGCACGGTTGGAGTACGAGGAGAAGATCGGGAAGCTGGTAAGTGCCGAGGAGGTCAAAAATGCGGCGTTCAAACGCGCGCGCGCGGTAAGGGACGGATTGCTAGCATTGCCAGACCGCCTCTCTGCGGAAATGGCTGCCGAGACCAATCAGTTTCGCGTTCATGCACGGCTCACCGAGGAAATCCGCAAAGTGCTCCGCTCGCTGGATGATAATGGATGATCGCACGGAAGAAACGCTCGACGATGAACTGAGTGCAGCGGCAGTTTCAGCGCACAAGTGCTATGCGGAGGCCTTCAATTCGGGCCTTCAGCCGGATCCAGATCTATCTGTTGGTGAGTGGGCAAACCAGCACCGCATTCTGAGTGGGAAAGCATCAGCTGAGCCCGGACCCTATAGAATTGAACGCACCCCATATCTCAAGGAGATTGCCGACTGCTTATCTCCTGGTTCGCCAGTCCAGCGCATTGTCTTCATAAAGAGCGCACAGGTAGGCGCATCAGAACTCGGCTTCAATTGGATCGGCTACATCATGCATGCCAGTCCTGGCCCTGTGATGATGGTTCAGCCAACGATCGAACTGGCCGAAAAGGTTTCCAAACAGCGAATTGCGCCAATGATAGAGGAAACGCGTGTTCTCTCGGAACTCATCTCGGCGAAGTCGAGAGATTCCGGAAACACCGTCCTACTCAAGGAATTCAGAGGCGGTATTCTCGCCATGACCGGTGCAAACTCCGGTGTCGGACTTCGTAGCATGCCGGTGCGATTTCTGTTTTTAGACGAAGTGGATGGCTATCCGCATGACATTGATGATGAGGGCTCTCCGATATCGTTGGCGGAGAAGCGCACTCAAACTTTTGGCGTGCGGAAAAAAATCTTCATGCCAAGCACTCCGACAGTTAAGGACGCGTCCGTGATCGAGAGTGAATACCTGGCGAGCGACCAGCGTCGCTATTTTGTGCCATGCGCTCATTGCGGTGTAATGGATTGGCTCAAGTGGAAGCAGATTCGATGGGACGACAAAGATCCGGCCACTACGCGCTACGTCTGTGAACATTGTGGCGGAGAGATGCGTGAACATCATAAGACAGAGATGCTTCGACAAGGCGAATGGCGCGCGACTGCTCCCGGCTCGTTAACGGCTGGCTTCCACATCAGTGCCCTATACTCACCAGTGGGATGGACCTCTTGGTCCGACATCGTGGCGGAATTTCTCAAGGCGCAAGGTGATCCGCCGGCGCTGAAAACCTTCACCAACACAATCCTCGGCGAAACCTGGGAGGAGGAATACTCCAACAGATTGGGGCCAGATGATCTCATGTCGCGCGCTGAACCCTTGGAAGTGATGCCTGAAAATGCTTGGGTTGCCACCGCCGGTATCGATGTGCAGGACAACCGTTTGGCCATTAAGATTGATTGTTGGGGACGAGACGAAGAGTCCTGGGTTGCGCTCTACCAGGAAATAAGCGGAGATCCCGCGAAGCCAGAGGTATGGGCGCAGCTTGAGAATCTTCTGCTTCAACCGATCCCAAGAAAGAATGGTGATTTAAGAATTTCCGCGGCCGCAATCGATTCAGGCGGTCACCACACCCATGAGGTCTATCAGTTCACGCGTCGCCATCGCGCGAAAAACTGGATAGCGGTGAAAGGATCAAGCCAACGAAACAAGCCAGCGATCTCAAAGCCGACGAAGGTGGATATGAACTTCAAAGGCAAGTCAGTTCGGCGTGGCGCGGAAGTTTATATGGTCGGAACTGACACGATAAAAAGCGTGATCTATTCACGAATAAAATTTAACCAGCCAGGGCCCGGGTACATTCATTTTGGACTTGAGCTCACGCCGGAATTCTTCGAGCAATTGACTTCGGAACGTCAGGTCACCCGGTACGTCAAAGGATTTCCAATCAAGGATTGGAAGAAGAAGGACAACCAGCGCAACGAAGCGTTGGACTGTGCGGTTTACAGCTATGCCGCTTTTCAGCTCCATATGAGCAAATACAACCGAAAAACCTATTGGGATCAGATGGAAAAACTGGCCAGCAAACTAGCCCAAACAAGCCCAAATAACGATCAGGCTGGACAGATTAAACCCGAAAAACCCAGAATTACGCCTAAACGGACCAATTTTGTGAACAATTGGTGACCTTTCATTGGAGGCAGAGTGAAAATCCCAAATGTCCTGGTTCAGGGCGACTCTCTGACTTGGAAAGATTGTTCAACTTGGGACAATGCGCGCAATCCGATCACGTCTGATATATGGACACTTACTTACGTCATTCGTGGGCCATCCGTCCTCGATTTAACCGCGGGCGCTGACGGATCTGGGTGGGCAACCTCGATTACCTCCAGCCAAAGTTCGGGGCTGACTCCCGGCGCATATTTTTGGCAGGCCTTTGCAACCAATGCTCAACAACGGATAACTCTCGGTAGCGGGCAGCTTACGGTAGAGGCCAACTTAAGTTCACAGACCGCGCCATACGATGGCCGCTCCCAAACCCAGAAAGATCTTGAAGCGGTGCAAGCCGCGATGCGCGCCATAGTCACAGGAGGTGGAGTCCAGCGTTATTCAATCGGCAATCGAAGCGTCGAGAAAATGTCGATGGCAGATCTGATCGCAATTGAGTCTAAACTCAAATATCGTTTGGCGCTCGAGCGAAGAAAAGAATCCATTGAAAATGGAAACGGCGATCCTACTAAACTCCTGGTGAGGTTCTAAAGTGAAAATTTGGCCGTGGTCGAGAAAACAGCCGATTAAGAAAGCAGCTCAGCGAGCCTTCGCTGGCGCCATGTATGGCCGATTAGTTACGGATTGGATTGCAGCCTCGACCTCGGTCGATTCCGAAATTAAAGGATCTCTCCGCGCGCTACGCAATCGTAGTCGTCAGCTGGGTCGGGACAACGATTACGTGAAAGGCTTCTTACGAGAAGCTCAGAACAACATTGTCGGAGAAGGAATTCCCTTTCAGGCGCAGGTAAAAAAACAGCGCGGTGGCAGACTTCACGACGACATCAATGATACCATCCATTTGAAGTTTGATCGTTGGGCGAGGAAGGAATACTGCCATACTGGTGGAACGCTTGCCTGGGAAGACATTCAACGTGTTTGCATTCGCAGTGCCGCTGAAGGTGGAGAGATATTTGCTCGCCTTGTTCGTCAATCCTTCGGCGGTTCGAAGATACCTCTCGCCATCGAACTAATTGAGGCGGATCAACTCGACGAGACTTTGACCGGAACGTGGGAAAATGGAAACGAAATCCGGATGGGGGTCGAAGTTGATCAGTGGCAACGTCCCGTTGCATATCACTTCTGGCAGCGCCACCCCGGTGATTTTCAGTTTACTGGCTCGCAGCAAGTTCCAAACAGCCACAATCGAATACGTGTTCCTGCATCCGAGGTCATTGCGCTTCAGATGTTCGACCGCCCTGGCCAAACTCGATCTGTACCATGGTTGGCTAGCGCGATCATGCGCCTACATCAGGTTGGTGGATTCGAGGAAGCAGAAGTCATTGCTGCGCGCGCGGGCGCCGCTCTCATGGGGATCATCGAGACACCCGAGGGAGATGCTCCCGCCGAGGAAACAATGGACGGCGATCAGGTTACCGAATTCGCGCCGGGGTTAATAAAAAAACTAGGCCCTGGCGAGAAGTTCACGGTTCCTGACATGCATCGACCAAATGGACAGTTCGTCCCCTTCACTAGTGCAATGCTTCGCGCAGTCGCGGCCGGCGCCGGGACTTCATATGCGACAATGTCGCGCGACTATTCTGCCTCCAATTTTAGCTCGAGCAGAATGGACATGTTGAGCGAGCGCGACAACTGGAGAATTTTGCAGAAATGGACGATTCGCAATTTCCATCAGCGCGTCTTCGAGGCCTGGCTAGATATGGCCGTTCTCGCCGGAGAGCTCGATCTTCCGGGCTACGAAACTCAGCCCGAAAGATACCAAAATGTGAAATGGATGCCGCGCGGTTGGGCTTGGATTGATCCTGTGAAGGAAGTCACCGCGGCAAAAGAGGCAATTCTTGGCGGTCTTTCAACTCAGAGTCAGGTCTTGGCGCAGCAGGGCGAAGACATCGAAGAATTGCTCACTCAGCGCGCGCGCGAAGTGGAGTTGGCCAAGAAGAACAACCTCGTCTTCGATACTGATTTCGCCAATGACAAGCCGGTCGCGCCCAAAGGCGGGCCGCTCGCGAATGAGGATGGTGGGGACGCCCAGGCCGGCTAGAAATTTGGGTGATCTGGTCCAGCCTAAAAATATTTCTTGCGGTGCTCTCCCCGAAAAAGTCACGTTTTTCACATGCAGCGCCTAAAGATCGGCAGACAGTTACGTGGTTACGCGGCTTCGGCTAAGGACATGAAGCTCGATCCCGAAACTCGCATGATCACTTTTCCGTTCTCTTCCGAACTACCGGTGGAGAGGTGGTTCGGAAATGAGATTCTTTCGCACGCTAATGGAGCGTGTGATCTCAGTCGATTCTCCGACGGCGCGCAAATGCTTTTCAATCACGGCATGAATCAGTACATCGGCGTGATCGAGAAGTCATGGATTGGCGACGATAAGCGTGGCTGGGTGACGGTTCGTTTCTCCAAAGCTGGTCTGGGCGACCAGATCATGAAAGACGTTGAAGATGGGATCATTCGCAACGTCAGCTTTGGCTACATCATCCGGGAAATGGATCTGACCACAAAGCGCGATGACGGACCAAGCGATTACACCGCGACGGATTGGGAGCCATATGAAGTCAGCTTCGTAACGGTTCCTGCAGACCCAACCGTCGGCGTTGGGCGCTCCATCGATGATGGAATCGAGATCGCCGACACGCTGGTTCGCAATCTTGAACAAAAAATAGAAACACCGGCCCCCACGGCCGATTCAAAGGGAGCACGAAAAATGGAAACACAAACGGTTGAGCAGGTGGACAAACAGGCCGTGGCGTTGGAAGCTGCCAAAGCCGAACGCGAGCGCGCCGCTGCGATCTCCGCTTTGGGAGACAAATATGGAAAACGCGACTTGGCACAGAAGCTGATCGCTGACGGTGCTGACCTTGGGTCCGCCCGCGGAGCTTTCCTTGAGGCGCTGGGCGCTAAAGCGGTTCCGGTTGCACAGGACAACGGTGTTCTGGATCTCTCCGAAAAGGAAAAGCGCTCGTACAGCGTGATTCGCGCTTTAAACGCGTCAGTTTCCGGCGACTGGTCGAAAGCTGGCTTCGAGCGTGAGTGCTCGCTGGAAATTGCGAAACGGGCCGGTAAAGAGACCCAAGGCTTCTTCCTGCCGACGAATATTAACATGGGCGGCCAGCGCTCGGCCTATAACGCCACGGGAGGCACGGCGAACCAAGGTGCGAACATCGTTGCAACCAACCTGATGGCTGGTGACTTCATCGAATTGCTCCGCAACAAGATGGTGGTCCTGCAGCTCGGCGCGAAAATGTTGTCCGGCCTGGTTGGCAACGTTGCGATCCCGAAGCAAACTGCGCAGACGGTTGCTTACTGGGTGACTGAAGGTTCGGCCGTGACTGAGGACGAAAGCATGACCTTCGGACTCGTGACCTTGTCTCCGAAAACCATCGGTGCTCGCTCGCAGATCACCCGTCAAATGCTGCTTCAATCAACGCCCGACATCGAAATGCTGGTCCGTAACGACCTCGCCACGGTGCTTGCATTGGGCATCGACAAAGCTTGCATCAACGGCTCGGGCTCCAGCGGTCAACCCACTGGGATCCTGAACCAAAGCGGAATCGGTTCAGTGGTCGGTGGCACGAACGGTGCCAACGTCTCGATCAACAACTTCATCGACCTGGAAACTGCAGTGGCGGTTGCGAACGCAGATGTCGCGAACCTCGCGTACCTCACCAATCCGAAAGTCATCGGTTCGACCAAGAAATTGGTCAGCACGACCGGTCAGTTCTTGTGGACGCAAGACCCCGTGGGCGGCCGAAGCGCTACGCCGGGTTCGATCAATGGTTATCCTGTTGCTCGTACGAACCAAGTGCCCTCCAACCTTACCAAGGGTACCAGCTCGGGCGTTTGCTCGGCGATCATCTTCGGTAACTGGAGCGACTTGCTTATCGGTGAGTGGGGCGTCCTCGAGATCCTGCCCAACCCGTATGGCGCTGGATTCACCGCCGGTTCTCTTGATATCCGTGCCCTCCAAAGCCTGGATATCCAAGTCCGCCACGCGGAAAGCTTCGCCGCGATGACCGACGCGTTGACGCCCTAATAGGGCGTTGATTCCTGAATCCCAAAAGGGGGAGGGTATTGCCCCTCCCTTTTTTATTTAAGGCAAAGGAGCCTGGCATGAAGAAGAAATATCTATTGCGCGAGGGTTTTAGCGCAAAGCTCGGCAAAGATGTGCATCTTGGCCCGAAGGAACTTGAGCTCGACACAAACGAATTCAAGGCGCACCAGCACAAACTCGAACTCATCGGCGGCGATGGCGATTTAATGAGCAACGAAGATGCTCAGGAACTGGTCGATTCTGGGGAAGCTGAGATTCCGGGGGACGCCGTGGTGGATGGAGATGGAGTAGAGCTTGAAAAAGGCGGAAAGAAAAAGAAGGGCAACCGGGCATAGATGGCTGAGGATTTGACAGTATTTTTTCAGGACGATCTGATCACGGTCTCTGTCACCTTCAATGGTGTGGATACCCGTGGCATATTGGATGAACCGGATTCGTTCATCGCGAACAACACCGTCGAGTCGACTGATTATACACTACTCATTCCTACGGGCGCCTTCACGTCCGCCCCGAAGTTTGGCGACACGATCACCGTCGATGGCGACATTTACACGGTAAACACGAACGCAAAGATTGATGACGGGAAGCTTTCACGGCTGGGGTTAAGTAAGACATGAGCACGAAACGTGAACAAATCATGTTGGCGCTGAAAGCTAAGCTGGATTCGATGTCACCAGCCCCAGCCGGCGGAGTTTCGCGCACTCGCGTTTATGCGTTTGACCGGGCAAGCCTTCCCGCCGTCACGATTGAACCAATCTCTGACGACCCCAGTGAGGGCCCGATTCCATATGTCGACTGGGACCTTCTCGTGCGGATCGCCGTCGTGGTTCGTGGCAATGCGCCCGACTCTTTGGCCGATCCAATCGCAGAACAGGTGCACGCGGCCGTGATGTCCGATCAAACGCTTGGGGGACTCGCGATGGACGTGGAACCAGCGTCGGCAAAGTTTGAGTTTCACCCTGGGGATTTGCCCACTGCGATCGTTTCCCTTGGTTTTCGGATTTCGTATCGGACTTTGAATACTGATTTGAGTCAATAAATTTACAGGAGTTCCAAATGTCACTTTTAACTCGCAAACGCACAGTCCTCGCAAAGATCGAATCTGTCTACGGTACCGATCCGACTCCTACCGGTTCCGCAAACGCGATGCTGGTGACGAACTTGAACTTTAACCCGGTGCAGGCATCGCAGGTCTCGCGCGACCTGATTCGGCCCTACCTTGGTAACTCCGAATCGCTCCTGGCGGAAAAATACGTCCAGGTATCTTTCGAAGTCGAAATGGCGGGAGCCGGCGCAGCGGGATCTATTCCGGCCTACGATTGTCTTCTGCGCGCCTGCGCGATGACCAAAGCGGTAAACACTGCCGCAATCACCTCGCTTACCCAAACCGGCGGCGTGGCCACAGCAGCTTTGACGGCGCATGGTTACAACGTTGGCGACAAAGTCCTAATTTCAGGCGCTTCTGTCTCGGCTTATAACGGCGTGCAGACGATCACTGCGAAAACGACGAACACCTTTAGCTTCACGGTGCCGGGCGGAACGACCACGCCAGATGCTGGTACTCCCGTGGTCAACACATCGGTGGTTTATTCGCCGGTCAGCTCATCCTTTGAGTCGGTCACGATCTATTACAATGTGGATGGCGTACTCCATAAAATGGTTGGCGCAATGGGAAATGTCGAACTCAATCTGGCAGTGAAGAACATCCCCCGCTTCAAGTTCACATTCACTGGTCTCTATGTTTCGCCGGCCGATGTCGTAGCGCCGTCGGTTGATTATTCCGCCTTCCAAATTCCGTTTGTGGCGAACACCCAGAATACCCCTGGCTTCTCGCTTTTCAGTTACAGCGGAAACATGGAATCGATGGCGCTTCAGATCGCCAATGATGTGCAATACATCCCGCTGATTGGAACGGAGAGCGTCAAGATTTTAGATCGTAAACCGGCGGGCACTCTGGTTTTCGAGGCCCCCACTATCACGTCGAAGGACTTTTTTAGCCTCGTTGCGAACCAGACGAAAGGTGCCGTGCAAATCAAACACGGAACAGTCGCGGGTCAAATGGTGCAATTCGACGCGCCTGCGGCGTTGTTAGGCAACCCCACCTATCAGGATTCGAACGGCGTGCAGATGCTGTCGACTCCGTTCACCTTGAACCCGGTTTCTGGGAACGATGAATTTACGATCACGATCAAGTAATTGACGGCCGCGCCGCCGAGCTGGTGCGCGGCCATTGAATTGGAGGGAGCTTTGGCGTTTGTTTTAAAAAAGGGCGGCACGTTTGTATGGCCGGTCAAAATTGAGATTCCTGTCTCGGGCGGAAAATTTGAGAAGTCGACCTTTGACGCCGAATTTAAGCGTCTCGAGAATTCGCGCGTGCGTGAAATGCTCGAGGACAAGAACATGACCGATTCTGGTTTTGCAAACGATGTCCTCGTTGGTTGGACGGGAATCAAGGATGAGGCTGGCGACGATGTCGCGTATAGCGAACAGGCAAAGCGAGATGTTTTGGAAGTCCCGGGCTTGGCGAAGGTTGTGGTACTGGCGTTCTTGGATGCGATTGCGGGGGCGAAGGCAAAAAACTGATTGAGGCCGCCAAGGCATGGGTAACTGGCGATCACGGTAAGCCCGATGATACCCAGTTGTCAGAAGATTTGGCGGTCCTAGGCCTTCCAGCAGAGATTATGCCTGAGACCGAAGTGAAAAACTTCGAAGTTTTTGAGGAAAACTGGGCCACCGTTGAAATCTTCTGTCGGTTGGCGACCCAGTGGAATTGGGGAGCAGTGGGAGGATGCTTGGGGCTCAATTATCAGTCTGTCGAGTTCGTTATGAATCTCTACAAACCGGACGAACCTAAAAGCGTTTTTAAAGACCTTCAGATCATGGAATCCGCGGCTCTTGAGATTTTCAACGAGAAAAAGGCGTAAAGAATGGGTGTCAGTACCTCAGACTTACAATTTCGAGTTCTGGCGAGTGTCGTCGGCGCGCAGGCGCTAGATCAGCTCAACGGACAAATGAAGAACCTCCAGAATGCGTCGAATTCTCTTTCGAGCGGCCTAAAACTCATCGCCACCTATTTCAGCGGGCAACAGGCGGTCGCGTACGGAAAGAGCATATTGGACACCGCCGACACGTATCAGAAGCTCTCCGAAAAAACTGGCCTGGCGGTCTCAACAATCGCAGAGTTCGCCGGCGGCGCTGAGGCGGCCGACGTGCCGCTTGAAGGCCTGGCAAAAGGATTAAACCGACTGGGCCTCAATATCGTTGAGGCGGCGAATGGAAACAAGGAGCTAGCCGGGACATTTGCAGGCCTTGGGATTACCCTCAAGGATTCGAACGGCAATCTGAAGAACGCTGGCGACGTGACGAAAGATTTGGCCGATAAGTTTTCTCGGCTGCGCGATGGTCCCGAGAAATCCGCAATCGCGATCAAGCTTTTCGGCAAAGCTGGAGCCGACCTAATTCCGTTCCTCGATCAGGGCTCTGAGTCGGTCGAACGATTTTCACTCGCGATCGACCAGGATTTTGCATCCAGAGCCGAAGAATTCAACGACACGATCAAGGCCATTGGAGTTAACCTGAAGAACGGAACCATCAGCTCTCTAAGAGAGCTACTTCCGCCGCTTCAGGAAATTGGCTCGGCCCTCGAGGAGTTCACAAAATCCGGGGGTGAATCCACTGGATTCATGGAAGGCTTGGGTGAAGCCGCGCGCATTCTCGCGCTTGGTTTTGTTACCTCCTTCACTGCAATCAAGGAATCAATCGACGCCGCGATAACTGGATTTCGAGAGGCAAAAGCATTTCTCTCGGGCAATAGCTCCGATGTAACTAAACTCGATGCGGACCTTCGCGCCAGGATTCAGGCGTCTGACGCAGCTGAGGCCAAATTTGCAGGTCGCCTGAGAAAGAACTCTCTACTTTTCGGAGCTGGAAGCGCATCGCAGATCCAGCAGCGTCAGGCAATTGAAACGCAGGCGGCAAACCGCAACCGTGGAGGCACGGCCAATACGGATGCGATCGGTGAGAATGCGAAAACACTTCAGGCCATGGACGAGCGGATCGCAAAGGTCAAGGCAGAGACACTGGCCGTGGATCAGTCAAATCAGCAGCGGCAGGCTGCGGCCCTAATTAGCGAGCTTGAGTCTAAGGGTATTAACGAGTCATCGAAATACTATGAAATTTACAAAAATAAGATCATAGACGCGTACACTGCGCTCGCGACCGCACAAGAGAGAGTGCAGGCTGACGACTTCCGTCGTCAACAGCGCGAGACCCTAGACGTCCAAATGCTGCAGCTGCAGAACTATGATATGTCCGCGGACGCTCTCCAGAAGTTGGTCGAAGCCAAGACTCTCGACAATCAGGCAACCGAGGCATCTCGGAAGTTTACAGATGAGGGCCGCCAGGCGTACCTGGATGCGGCCGAAGCTGTAAAGCAGCAGAAGCTTGCACTGATTGATCTAAACCAGCAGCAAAAAGAGACGTGGTCCGTTGGTGCCAAGCAGGCATTCAGGGACTACCTCGACAACGCGAGAGACGTGGCGGCTCAAACCAAATCGCTTTTCACGGATGCATTTTCGAATATGGAAGATGCGTTGGTTAGTTTTGTCAAAACCGGCAAATTGAGTTTCACCCAATTCGCGGACGGCGTGGTCACTGACATCATTCGCATTCAGGTCCGAGCACTCCTTGCCCAAGCGGTTACCGGGGCGACCAACCTCTTTGCCGGCTTTATGGGAGGAATTTCGACGACTCCTGGTGGAACTGTCGCGGGTGGCGCAGGAGATGCTGGTGCCGCTGCAGGGGCCGTCTATTCCGCTAACGGCAACGTGGTCGGCCCCGGCGGCGCGTGGCCCTTGCGCAAATATGCCTCAGGTGGAATCGCCAGTTCGCCCCAAGTGTCGATATTTGGAGAGGGCTCTAAGCCCGAAGCCTATGTCCCACTGCAAGACGGTCGTACCATTCCCGTAACGGTCAAGGGTGCTGGCGGTGGCGATAGCACTTCAGTCTCTGTCACCGTGAACGTGGAGAAGGGGACAACCCAGACCCAATCCGATTCGGCGGTCGGCGCACAATTGGGCAAAAGCATTTCGGCCGCAGTCAGACAGGAATTGATCAATCAGAAGAGACCTGGAGGGCTGCTCGCGTGAATACATTTACGTGGATTCCCGATTTCGGATCCCCAAAATCAATCAAACCAAACGTCTCTACCATAAAGTTTGGCGATGGTTACGAACAGCGGCAGGCAAAAGGAATAAACTCTACACCGCAATCTTGGAAGCTTACCTTTTCCAATCGTGATGCGACTGAATCTGCGGCGATAAATTCGTTTCTGACGGGGCTTGGGGGAGTTTCTGCTTTCTTCTGGACTCCGCCAGGAGAATCAAACCCACTTGTATTCAAGTGTGCACTCGATGATTACACATACACCCCCCAAAGCGCTGCATATACGACTATCACAGCAACCTTCGACCAGGTGTTTGAATCATGAGCACTATGCCGGAGTCCATTGCGTCTGAGATACAAAAGCTTGAGCCCAGTGCAATCATTACGCTCTTCGTGCTAGATGCAACCAATGTCGGCGGGAGCGTGTTTAACTTCCATGCGGGCACAAATCAGCTGAATGGTAATGTGATCTGGCAGGGCGTTGAATATCAGCGTTTTCCGGTAGAGGCTTCCGGGTTCGATAAAAACGGCGGCGGACAGCTTCCGCGGCCGAAGTTTCGAGCAAGTAATTACCTATCGTCGATCTCGGCTTTACTAATCGAATACGGAGATCTTTTGGGCGCGAAGGTAACGCGCAAGCGCACGCTCATGAAATATCTCGATGCCGTGAACTTTGTCGGGGGGGTAAATCCCACCGCGGATCCCACAGCAAGCTTCCCTGATGACATTTATTTTATCGATCAGAAAACGGCCGAAAATCGCGACGTGGTCGAATTTGAATTAGCAGCTGCGATCGACCTTGCGGGCGTTCAGTTGCCTCGAAGGCAGGTTGTTCAAAACGTTTGCCCTTGGATCTATCGTGGCTCTGATTGTGGGTATACGGGAACAGCCATGTACGACGCGAACGACAAGGCCACGACTAATTCGGCCAATGATAAATGCGGCAAACGTCTGGCAAGTTGCAAGGCGAGGTTCGGTTCTGGTGAACTCCCATTCGGAGGCTTCCCAGGGGCGGATCTGTATTGATGGAAGCCCGAAACCGAGAAATTTTTCTGGCGCACGCGATGAAGGCACTCCCAATGGAGGCCTGTGGCCTTCTCGTGGTTCTGCATGGCAAGGAGCATCTCGTCTTGTGTCACAACCTTTCTGATCGTCGGGGTGAGTTTACAATCGACCCCAAAGACTATCGAAGTGCGGCTGAGCTGGGCGACATTATTGGCGTGGTTCATTCGCATTGCTTCACGCCGCCCACGCCGAGTGATGCTGATTTGGCGGCATGTGAGGCCACAAACGTACCTTGGGTCATTTGCTCGGTTCCAAACGCAACCTGGTTTGAGTTCAACCCATCCGGCTATCGCGCTCCATTGGTCGGCCGCAGTTGGGCACACGGGGTACATGATTGTTACAATCTCGCCTGTGATTATTATCGAGAGAAATTTGGGGCTGAGCTTCCCCATTTTCATCGTGAATATGAGTGGTTCAAAAAGGGCTTCGATCTATATTGCCGCGAGAACTGGGAACGGGCGGGTTTTACTGAAATTGATCTCAGTGATCTCCAAGAGCACGATGCAATCTTGATGCAGATGCATTCGCCGGTGATCAATCACGTCGGAATTTATCTGGGAAATAATCTGATGTTACATCAGATGACCCATCGCCTTTCGACTCGAGATATATACTCTGGATATTTCCAGCGTCACACTGTACGCGCATTGCGGTTTGGAGGTGTGAAGTGAGGACCATCAAACTACATGGCGAGCTTGGCCGAATGTTCGGTGAGATTCACCGATTCAATATAAGTTCACCCGCTGAAGCAGTACGAGCGCTATGCGCGAATTTTCCAAAGTTCAGATCATATTTACTTGGCAGCCACCTAAAGCAAATCGGTTTTCAGGTGCTAGTAGACGATGTGGCCATTGATCAGCCTGAACTCGCGCATCCGTTTAGCCGAACAATTGAATTTGTTCCGATAATAATTGGGGCCGATTCGGCGGGCACAAAAACTCTGATCGGTGCCGTATTAATCGCTGCGGCGGTAGTAATCGGAGTGGGCTCTGGTGGTGCTGCCGGCACGGTCGCTGGGGTACTGTTGAACGTTGGCGTGGGATTCATCGCGGGCGGCATACTTCAGGCGATGACCCCTGTGCCTCACTCAGCCGATGCGCCACAGGAGGATTCACGAAATACACCTAGCTATGTCTTCAGTGGGCCCGTAAATACGACGGCCCAGCGGCAACCGATTCCGGTTGGCTACGGGCGCATGATCGTAGGCTCGGCCGTTATCTCTGCGGGCATATCCACTGAAGATATCACGGCGTCAACGCTAATCACGCCCGAACTATTTACTGCCGCTGACGACACGCAATCAGACTATTCGCCAGGATCGGACCGCACATGAAGCGAATGCCATTAAAGACAATTTCAGGCCGCGGTTTCGAGGGCACCATCAATTTGGACGGCTCACTACTCGCGCGCGCAATTGCTATGGAAGCGACGGTCCAGTCCGCTGCGTACGCGCGCATTATTGATCTCGTGTCGGAAGGTGAGATCGAGGGTTTAGTCGATGGCATGCGCTCGATTTACCTAGACGGTACGCCGCTACAGAATCAGGACGGCACGTTCAATTTTCAGGGCATTCAAATCGATGTCCGCAACGGAACGCCTTTTCAGCCATACGTTCCTCACCTACCCGGGACTGAAAATACCGTTACTGTGGGCGCCGAGGTTAAGGCGTCTTCGCCAATCGTGCGTACCATCAGCAATCCTGATGTGGACCACGCGAGAATAACCATTAGCTTGCCCTCTCTATGCATAACGGACCAAACCACTGGAGCATTGAACGGCTATTTTGCTGACATTCGAATTGATGTACAGTCGAACGGTGGTGGATTTCAGACCGTAGTCGCTGATGAGATTCTAGGTAAGTCGACATCAAAATATCAGCGGAGCTATACAATTCCTCTGACCGGTGGCGCACCCTACGACGTACGGGTGGTGAGAGTTTCGCCAGATGAAACCAGCCAATACATAAGCAATCGGACGTTCTGGGAATCGTATACTGAAATCGAGCAGGTCAAGCTTCGCTATCCGAACTCAGCAATCGTCTCAGTAATTGCTCAGGCCGCGCAGTTTAGCCAAATCCCTTCGCGCGCCTATGACATGAAACTTTTGCGCATCCAGGTTCCAACGAACTACGATCCCGTTGCCAAAACCTACACGGGAACTTGGGACGGAACATTTAATGTTGCCTGGTCGGACAATCCGGCCTGGGTGTTCTACGACTTGATGACGAACAAGCGCTATGGTCTCGGCGCGTATTTGTCGTCGGACCAAGTCGATAAATGGTCTCTTTATTCGATCGGCCAATATTGTGACGAATTGGTGGATGATGGCTTTGGAGGTAGCGAACCGCGCTTTACCTGCAATCTTTATCTCCAGAGTCGCGCCGAAGCATTCAAAGTGATGAACGATCTCGCCTCAATTTTCCGCGGGATGATTTATTGGTCAGGTGGCCAACTGGCGGCCGTCCAAGATAGTCCGAGTGATCCAGTTTATTTATTTTCTCCGGCAAATGTGGTCGATGGGCTGTTCACATATCAAGGGGCGAGCCAAAAGGCGCGCCATACCGTAGCGCTAGTGACTTGGAATGACCCAGCCTATCTCTATTCACAAAAGGTTGAATATGTCGAGGATGCGGATGCAGTAGCCCAGTTTGGAATCATAGAAACACAGATCACGGCGATGGGATGCACGTCGCGCGGCCAAGCTCATCGTCTGGGACGTTATACTCTTCTAACTGAGCGTTACCAGTCGGAAACGTGCACTTTCTCCACAGGACTTGAAGGCGCCATGCTAGCGCCTGGACATGTGATTCAGATCTCCGATCCTGTGCGCGCGGGCAAGAGAATGGGGGGTAGGATCGCCGCTGTCGATTCGCTTTCACTGACGGCAGATTCAGATTTGGCAATTTCTTTTGATCCCACCGCTCAGATAGCGGTCATGCTTCCTGATGGAACCATGCAATCGGTGCAGGTCACCAATATTATTGGAAGACAGGTTTTTGTGGCAGCATGGCCCACTCAGCCAGTAGTAGGGGCAATCTGGCTGCTGTCGATCATTTCGCTGGAGCCTCAGCTATTCAAGGTGCTCCAGTCCGTTGAGCAAGATAATGGAACCTACCAGGTCACCGCGATTGCGCACAATCCTTCCAAATACGACGCGATTGATTTTGGTACAGTTCTCGAGACAAGAGCCACTACTCAGCTTCGTATAGTGCCCGACGCGCCGATTGATCTTCTCGTCACCGAAACGTTGTATGCGGTTGGCAAAGACGTTCGTGTGAAGGTGACTTGCAGCTGGGCCAGTGTGCCGGCCGCAATCAGCTACCTTGTCTCCTATAAGGTCGACAATAACAACACTGTTTCCCTGAGCGTCGATAGCAACGAAATCGAAGTTTTGAACGCTGAGCCCGGAGAATACACATTCTATGTAACGTCGCTCAGTGCGATTGGCATTAGGTCGCCCGTCGCCACGGTGACAAAGAAAATACTGGGAAAGGCGGCTCCTCCGGCTGATGTGCAGAACTTTAGTTTGATTCCAAGCAACGGGTTCGCTCTTCTGAGTTGGGATCAATCTACTGATCTCGACGTGTTGATTGGCGGATCTGTTCGCATTCGTTACACGCCCGATACACTTACGCCTCTTTGGCGAAATGCTGTGGATATTTGCCCTGGCCTTGCCGGTACCGCGACAAGCGCTCAAGCGCCATTATTGAGCGGAACGTACATGGCAAAGTTCGTTGATGCGGATTCCAACTCGTCCCTCGACGAAGCTATTCTCATCACGACCGTTCCGGCCGCACTAGCGCCGAATCAGATTGTCACGCTGACCGAAAGTCCAACATTCGCCGGCACCCGAATAGCAATGGAATATCGCCCCGATTTAGGTGGATTGGCGCTCTCCGCGACCACCCTTGTCGATTCATTGCCCGACATCGATTCTGTTCCTAGCTGGGACTATGCTGGGGGAGTAAGCGCGACTGGTGAATATGATTTTGCGACCGTCGTTGATCTAGGGGCGTCCTTTACGTCGCGCGTGACGGCCGCGATTGCTGCATCGACCTTTGATGTATCTGATACCGTCGACTTCAGGCTTTCCAACATAGATGACTGGCAAGATATTGATGGTGCGCTGATCGATGATGCAAACGCTACGTTATATGTGCGTACGACAGATGACGACCCGGCTGGAGTCTCGCCAAATTGGTCCGCGTGGAAGCCCTTTATGGTTGCCGACTATAAGGCGCGCGGCCTCCAATTCAAAATCATCGTTACGACAGAATCAGCGTACCACAATATGTCGATCACTCAGCTCGCGGTTACGGTCGATATGCCGGATCGCACGATCAATATGCCTGGCCTTGTGTCTGGAACTTCTTCCTACGGGGTAGTGTACGAAGCGCCATTTTATGCCGTCCCGGCGATTGGCATTACGATCCACAACGCGGCATCAGGCGATTATTACGCCATTAGCTCCAAGACCAATTCTGGCTTCACGATCACATTTTACAATTCATCGGGAACTATCGTGAATCGAACATTTGACGTGCTCTCCAAGGGTTATGGACGATCGGCGTAAGAAGGGGAAATAATGAGCCAAAGCGCACTCAATATTCCAAACGAATCAGGCGCGTCTTTTCGTGCCGACGTAAACACTGCTCTGCAAGCGCTCGCTTCGTTGTCGAGTGGCAATACCGCTCCTTCGACGACCTATGCTTACCAATTTTGGGTGGATACCAGCGGGGCGAATCCGATTCTTAAGATTCGTAACGGAGCAAATAGCGCTTGGGTCACGGTCGGGCGAGTCGATCTGACAAATATGGGGTTTCTGACTCTCGCGGCGGGCGGGGTCATAGCTGCAGCGGTGAGCTTTTCGAACACAGACTATTTTGGCATTCCCATTGGTACAACAGCTCAGCGACCCGGGTCACCGTCAGCGGGAATGATGCGATACAATACTGATCTTTCTGTATTTGAAGGCTACAGGGCAGGTGCATGGAATACACTCGGTGGAGGCGGAGGCGGCGGTTCGCTTCGGTGGATTTCAAAAGACAATGCCCCCATTCCTTCTGTCGATTCCTATGGAAATGAAATTCAGTCATTTACGCTGGGCCTAGGTCAGCAGCTCTATACCCTCGTCAAAGTTCCGCATGGGTATACCGCCGGATCCCAAGTGAAACTTTATCTTCCCTTTTATTCGCCAGATAGCTCGGGCACGGCATTGCTTCAAACGGTCGCAACCCTAATTCGTCCCGGCACGACCGTCATTAGCTCGACGACCAATCAAAGGACCTCGACGAATTCGGCAGTTACTCTCGGCTCCGGCACCGTCAATATCCCGCAAATGGTAACTTTCGATTTGAGTGATTCGACGGGAAAGATCAACGGCGTTAGCATACAGGCCGACGACATTATTGCCGTCGCGTTGACTCGAGGCTCAGATACCGGGGCCTCGGATCTTGCGGCTCTAATAAATTCGGCTGAAACGACGTTCAATTAAGAGACAATTCCTAAGGGGACTAAAATGAAGATATTTAGAGTAATTTTAGCCGCTGTCTTGATGATGACGGTGGCCGTTCCAAATATGGGTTTTGCATTAAGCGATCAGGACCGGGCCGAATTCGCCTTTCAAAACTATTTAGCTGGAAAAAACCCAGGATTTGAAAACGGAAAAGCAGGCTGGACGGCTTCGGGCGGAACATTTTCGACCGCAACAAGCGGCTCGAATTATATGGGCATCGGCCGAGCTAGCGGAACATGGGATTCATCCTCCGCCGGTCAAACACTCACCTCGCCAGCGTTCACGGTAACTAACGGCGCCGCTGGGAATAATGCGCTTGCTCGATGCAAGGTCATGACCCCATCAGGAACCGCCACTCACACGATGGGCCTTTGGGACGGGACCAATTTAACGAATACGATTTCCATTCCCTCCAGCACAACCGCACAATACGTCGAAATACCTTTTCCGATGGGAGCCGCGGCCTCGACCGTCGCTATTCGGTTTACATCCGTCGCATCAAATGAACCGCTGATCTCGATTGACGATTGTTACATTGGACCAAACTTCAACCTTTCAAACGGCCAACCAATTACGGATTGGGCGAGCTTTACTCCAACGGGAACCTGGACCGCCAATAGCACGTATACGGGAAAATGGCGCCGAGTTGGTGACGTTGCGGAATATCAGGTTACCATCACGGCTTCCGGCGCACCGACTGCCACTCAGCTTTACATCAATTTGCCGACTGGCCATGTGATTGATACGGCGAAGCTTGCATCGACCGCAAACAATCCCCCGCTCGGGTTTGGTATGGCGACGGATTCGGGAGTTTCAAATTACCCTGTCCGCGTTGACTATGATTCGACGACTCGCGTTTCAGTTACGGCCGTGGGCACAGCATCAACCTATGCGTCTACATCCGGACTAACTGCAACGATTCCCTTTACTTTCGGAAACGCCGATTCAGTCGATGTCCTTTTCCGTGTTCCTATTGCGACATGGGGAGCTCAATCGGCCATCCGCGCAGATAATTCGGATTTTGATTGGACCAGCTATACACCAACGTATGTGGGTCTTGGTTCACCCACCGGAACTGCATATTATCGTCGCGTCGGTGATTCGGTAGAGGTGCAATTTAATTTCACTGCGGGCACAGTTACGAGCTCAGCTGCATCAATTTCTCTTCCGTCAGGTCTTACGATCAATTCGTCAAAGTTTAATAGTACTGGCATGGCTGGATATTGGACGGCCAATAGCTTCGGCGCAACGGTTTCAACTCATTTAATTGCCGACTCGGGAACATCGGTCATTAATTTCGGCTTAATTGTCGGATCTAGTAACGGTTTTACAAAGGCATTGGGAACAAGTATTGGAACCGGAGCAATAGTAACGGGCCATACTTTTCTAATTCCAGTCACAGGTTGGACTACGAGCCAGCGCGCCCCATTATTAGTGGGTTCGGTAACTTCTAATACGACAGGATTAGAGCGTGTGGAAAGAGCAACCATTTCTTCTTCTACGCCATCAGTTAGTTCGCAATCGGGCTCGTGGATTTCTAGTGTTTCTCGTCCGGCGACAGGTCAATTTACCCTGACATTAGCGAGTGGAATTTTTTCGGGCATTCCTTCTTGTGTCGCTAACGTTTCGAACGGTGGGGCTGGAAATAACTTTGTCGCTCAGACTTCGCCTGGATCAACGACGTCGGTAAACGTTGCCGTCGCCAACGCCGGCACTGCAACGAATGCGGATTTTCAGGTAATTTGCATGGGGCCGAGATAGGGAAGGTAAGAAATTTTGAATTCTTTAGTCCAAATTTCAGAGTCGCCAAATGACAATAGCTAAACGGGAGGGCAACTAACTGTGGACGATTTGCAGCCCAACCACGAGCGCAAAGCGGGCGGCGGAGTATGGCTGACGCATAAACATCTCGCATATAGTGGGATAGTCAGTGCCGTTCTTTTTGCCATTCAGCCGACCTTGACCCATTTCAGCACCAAAGATGAGACCAATGCGCATCTCGAAACTGTTCAAGTTCAATTGACCGCTCAAGCCAAGCAATTGGACGACATTCAGCAGCTGGTCAAAGACCTGAATCTGAGCATTCAAGATCGTGAAAAGCAGTCTGAGGCCCGTCAGCGCTTTATCGATGACCGCCAAGATCGTCAGATTGAATCGCTTGAAGCAAGTCGCCTCTCAGGCCGAAAAACAAGCAACAATTGATCCAGGGAGGACGAAGAGTGAAAGACTGGACCGGTGCCATTCTCGCTGCGGCTTTGTGGATTGAGTACCAGCTTACAAGGTCCGGACTCGCGCCGCTTCTTTTGGCCTTGCTCTTCTTTCTAGCGTTTTGGTTGTCTGTTTCTAACGTGCCCTAAGATGGGCGTAACAATGGAGCAAGAATGAAGACGATTTACGAGCATTCGATCGGTGGCGATGGTGCAGTGGCTGGCCTTTACGTCGACGGCGATTTTGTTATTGAACAGGTGAAATACCCGTTGGCCAAAGCGCTCGATCCGGCTGACAAATTCATCGACAGTGCGATCGATGGCCTTGAAGCGAAGATTCCTGGCGACTGGGATAAGGCTCTCCTTGAGCCTGCCCGTGTAGCCGCCCATGCCGAGCTCCAGAAGCTAGTCGGTGGCTAACGCGGATACGGTCGACATTACAGACCTGGTTGAAAAAACCAGGTCTGCCTTTGTCGATTGGGCAGTTGCTTATGTCTATGGCGTAGAGGTCGCGATTCCTGAATTGGGACCGATCATCGAACTGCCAGTTATCAAAGAGGCCGATCAGGAAATCATCCGCCTCGTTGTCGATAGTCTTTCGAAATCCGCGATCATGCTGGCGTTTTTTACGAACACAGTTCTTCGAAAGGCTACGCAGGCAGACGATTTCGTGAAAGCCGTGAACGCAAAGTTCAACCTCCCGGGAGATGCGTCCAATGACGACATTCAAAAAGCTGAAGCTGCACAGATGGTTGCCTTTCGCAATTTCGTCGTTCTGGTTAATTAGCTGTGCATCTCCCCCTCCTGCAATATTTGCGTTTGAGCACCTGCCCCAGACAATCACAACTGATCCCGTGACTGGACACATGCTTCTGAGGCCAAGCCCGACCTGCATGCTCTTTCTTAAGGAATCGGAGTGCGGACATGGTGTGAATATCATGACGAAGCAGGAAATATTTGTGGGGGAAAACTCGTTCGCGGCATCGTGGCTGGTCAACGGAAAGAATGAAATCACAAATCTTCCTTTAAAGGATTCTCACTATCCTTTTGGGGTCAAGCCTTGGTCCCAACTTCGGCGTGAATCTGTCTACTTGCCGGCTGTTGAGAGCTATGCGCCGCTGAGTTCTTACATCATTAACCAATGCGACAAGGCAAAATGTTCTGCCGACGTCGACCGTTTCAAGGTGCGACTCGACGAGCTCAAAAGCATTGGCTCAATTATTAAACCGTAGGAGTTTACAATGAAACGAGTTCCTGTGTCAGGCCCGGTTACTCTCTGCTACGATGTCTCCCACTGGCAGCAAGACCTGCATCTGCACGCGCATATGCGATTGCTCGGTGCAAAGGTCTGCATGATTAAAGCGACCGAAAGTCTTGCCATCCAGGATGACATGTTCAGGAAACATGTAGCTGAAGCGAAGACACAGGGTATGATCGTGGGATTCTATCATTTCAATCGGGCCAACCGCGATCCAATCGCACAAGCGAGGAACTATGAACAGGTGATCGGTTCACTGGGCCAGAACGATCTGGGCCCAATTTTAGACTTAGAGACCTTCGACGGACTGGATATTCCCCACGTTCGCGATGAGGCATTGACGATCATTCGTGAATTGCATTCTCACTTCGGCCGGACGGTCGTGTTGTACGGGGGACCATCGAAGCTCGAAAGCTTGAACTTACCCCCGGAGGTTGCGCGATTATGCGTACTCTGGGTTGCGCACTACGGCCCGCAGCCTTCAACGGGGCCATTGGTCCCAGCCCCGTTCAACAAATGGGCTTTTTGGCAGTTTACGGATGGTAAGGTTGGCTTTAGCAAAGGTGGCGCATTCATCAAATGCGATTTCAGCTATTTTTGGGGCGAGCTAACGGATTTGAAGAGCGTCGGCTAGGTTAAGGCTGTACTTCCATAGTGCGTTGGAGGTGTGGACCTCTCGGCCCGTTGAAAGGGTCCGCGCTGATTCTGAAATAGGCCGTATCGCCAGCTTTCAAGATTGATTCTGTCTCTTCTGGGCTATCGCCCCCGACATGCACGGCCAAAACGTGGCTTCCTTCATTGAGCTCACATGCATACTTTTCGCTCCGTCCAATATCGGCCACGTCTACACCATCGATTTTGAGCGTTGCAAATCGTGCTCCCGCTCGAGTCATTGATCCAGAGTCCCTGACTACGATGAGCTTCGCTTTGGGCGCATCATTAATCTTCGGATTTGCAAGGATGCGATTTGCGGGTACGTCTGTTGCGTCTGACACTTTAACTGCCTCGCTCGCACAGGCGGTTAGAATTGAACATACAATCGCCGCGAATATTATTTTCATGACTACCATATCGGAGTTGTTTGATCAGACCTTTAGTCATGTCTCATATCAAGGCAACCGCTCGGACTTGGGTAAACAAAAGCTAAATTATTCCGATAAATATTATGCCCATATTAGAGGGGGGACCGATGACATCTCAGAAAATCGTTTCGGAAATAGATGCTCAGGTTAAGGCGGCGGACCGCTATATTAAATCCGCTCCGTGGGCGGATAAGGCATTCTATGCTGCCTGGTGCGTTCAGACCTTCAAATATGTGTCTCACTCAGCGCCATTGATTAAGCTTTGCGCTGACAGGCTTCCCAAGAGCAATGCGTTCAAGCGTGAAATGGAAAAGCATTATCGCGAGGAGGTTGGCCATGAGCAATTTGCCCTTCGCGACGCTAAGTTTTTCGGAATTGACGCGAAAATGGAGAGGGAACTGGATGCAACCAAAAGCATCTATGACGCCATTTATGCTGAGATCGAGGCCGATCCAATGGCGATGTTTGGTTATGCCCTAGCACTTGAGAATATCTCGAAGCATTATGGACCATGGATTGCGGAAACAGTCTGTTACTCCTACGGAATCGACCCAAAAAAGGCCTTTAAAGACAATGTGCCGGCTTCATTTCTGACCCTTCATGCTCACGTCGACCAGGATCATGCTGATTCAGGTCTGACAGCTTTGGAAAAGGTCCCACCCAACTCATACGAGACCGTTTATAGAGTGATGATGAAGACCTTCAGGGCCTATCAGCAATTTTTGGAGGCTATCGAGCGTGAATCCGTTAAAAACGGCAAGTCTGCGGCATAGTGATTCGCCAGAAATATTGCGCCCGGTATATCAGTTTTGGAAGGAAAACTGGAACCGTGAGTTTCGCGATCAAGGTTTACATGGAATCACTTCCGACAATTCTGACGATTTTTGGTCGGCGGATTCAATTCGGGTCGTTTATTTGAACGGCATGGTTGTTTCCCTAATGATCGAGAGCCAGTTCGATCTGGGCCTGGAATGGGATCGCGCACATTCCTATTTTAATGGATATCCTCCGGAGCTTTTCGATGGTGGCCCGCGAAAGGTTACCGCTTTGAGGTATTTTGTAGTGGCGCCGGAGTTCAGAAAAGACAGCGAACTTCAGGTTGGATCTACCACTCTTGCGCTTTGCTTCGATGCATTTATGCGCTCGGATTCAAAGCATTTAATTGGAATGACATTAAGGCGGCTCGGGGCTCACAATCTCTGCATGAAGTTTGGAATGCAAATCATTGGCTCTGGGAGGGAAAGCAAGCATGGTGTCGGCGTAGCCTACGTCATTGTCGATAAGGAGCGACTAAACCATTTGATGATTAGTAGATTGATTAAGGGCATCTCAAATCAGTTCGAGTCTCGGCCTACTCTCGAAAGGGGCAGCAAAGATCTGCTCGGTGCGATGGCTTACAAAAAAACCGGCAAGGCCGGATGACATCCAGTTATAGACTGGCGCCGCGATTCCAAGTTTCATGTTCCAGTAAGTATTGATTTTTTTCGATTCCAATTTCTCCCAGACTTTATGAGCAGGGACAGAAAACTTGATCGTCTTCCGTTGGGCGAGGACGGGAGCAATCTGTTCCTGAACCAAGGGAATGTAGTCAGATTCACGCTCATAGAGCTCGAAGTTCGACTGCATCATCAATCTGACAAGGCTATAGGTTTTGAAGCGCAAGAACGAGGCCGAGCGATAGAGTTGGGAGAAGTCGGCACTATAAATTTCAAACACGTTGTCTTGGCCAGAAAAAGCCTCGTCCAGGGTGTCCTGGTCGATTCGGAAATTATTTAGATCAAGGAACCTTTCGAGCATAAATCGCTCAGTCTTAAGTGACATGTCGCCTTGATCTAGTTCCGAATAAATTTTGAAATAAAGCTCAATTTGTTTGCCCAGCTCGGGGGTGATCTCGGTCAAATGTTCGGCAGGTTTGTCAAACGCCCGAGATAGACGCTCAAACATCAAAGCATAATTTAAGCTTGTCATAGGACCTTCTTTGCCTTAGCTACTAAATAAACAACGCGAGAGGGCCAACTAAGGTTTACCACCATGGACCATGCATTTAAAGAATCAGTGATGAAGCGTGAATATTTGATAATGTTGGCCAATGAGTTTTCAGTTTTTGCGGGGGCCCAGGCCTTCAATGTGGCTGGCGGAACTGCTGATGATGTTGCTCATTTGCTTGAAATGGATGAAGCCAAGATCGATGAGGTCATTAGCCAATTTCAGAAAATGCTACTTGTCCTCCAACAGACCTACATGCCGTATTCGAAGTTTAAAACCACCGCTTTAGGTATCGCGGAAGATTAGCGCGATTTCTTTGAAACCTTCGGCTTCGGAGTCATCGGAATCTTAGGTCTCTGAGAAGCCGGCATTTTTTCATAATGTTTGGTGAATGTGTCGGTGCGAAGTGCATGCAGGGCGATTTTGAAATGGTCGCGCATTACGGCCGGCAATTTCGGATGATAGGTTGCTAAATTTTCGAAATTCTTCGTTTCTTCCATAAGAAGGTTGAGCCGTTCAATCTCAGCGTTTAGGCGATCGATTTCGGCGGTTAGATTTTTGACCTCACTTGTTGCCCCTGCGGCAGGAAGTCGTTCTTCGAGAATTTGAAGAATTTTAGACTCGTTCCTTGCCAGATCCGAAAGCGTTATTTTGTCGGGCGCGGGCGCCCCCAAAAACATGCTTGGTTCAACTTGGAGCTTTGCGGCGATTTCAAAGAGCTTGGTGGTGCTGATCTCTGATTCGCCTGCTTCGATCCTCTGCAACTGGCGAGAAGAGAGTCCAATATCACGCGCAAATTCCGGCTGTTTTATACCAGCGGCCTCTCTAAGCGTTTGAATTCTCTGGCCAACTTCTCGCGCGCTCATAAACTCCATTTTGCCCGACATGCAATGTCGGATAAACGACATCCGACGTCGTATTTCGCTTGAAATGCGACATAAAATGTCGTACGTTGTGCAAATGAAGAGACGACTCGACCGCAAGACGATGATTGCTTGGAAGGAAAAGGTTGGCGGCGACGCTGAGGCAACGAAACTCGTAATGAGCTGCCTCAAATGTTCACCGTCCAAAGCAGCCAAGGTCGCCTCTGGACATTACCCAAGCTCTCCTAGGCCGCTTGAGCGCGAAGCCTTGGCGAGATTAGTGGGCGTTGAGGAATCTGAGCTTTTCCCGGTGGCAGCCGGTAAGAGCCGAGCTTCCTAATAAATTAATGTTGTTTGCTTAATATATGTGCAACGCGAGAATTGCAACGCGCAAGGCAGATGTGCGTCTTTTTTACAGGAGTTGACTGTGACCGCCGCATTCAAACTGTGGAATCCTCTTGGCTGGTTTGTGCGAATCCCCCGCAAGGCCAGACGGCGCACCCGTCGCGAAATTCTAGTAGATATACATCGTGTTATTGCGAAGGCACAGATTCGATCGGGTGATCCGGTTGCTCAGGCATGCGCGCTCTCGAGTATCGCTTCGATTGTCCGGGCGGAGTTGGGAAGATGAAGAGGCAATTCGACACTGGGGCGGGTTGAAGATGTTCAACAGGGGGAAATACATGAAGGTAATGACTGAGGCGGTCTTTGATCTGCACCTCAATATTGTGGGTAGCTGCCAGCTCATTGACGGCAGAATCGAGTGCGACATCGAAAGCGTCCAGGCGCTTGGCCAACCGATCGAACTTAGCGCTCTTCCGAGCGAAGCGCATAAAGCGATCAAACAGCGCCTGTGGAGCGTAGCGCTCTGCCAGCGCCGCCCAGATGGAGACGGCGAAAGCGCTGTGACAACGGGGGAGCCGTGAGCACACGCCTTTTCGCATGGGTTTTGAAACGTTGAATGATTAAAGCCCGACCGCTCTTGCGTGTGACCCCATGGCCAAACCTACCAATGGCCACGGGCGCGTGAGAGCGGCGGGAGAGTGTTTTCCCGGCGGCGGGCGCCTTATGAGAACGGCAGCGCTGGACAAGAGCGCTGTTGCCTTGCCACCGCCGTCGGGACGTCTATATGAAGGGGAATTGGGGGAGGCATATGGCCGAGAAGAAATTGCCCATGCTGCTCACGACAAGATCGTTCCAGGAGCACATCATCAATTGGTCGGACGACACGATTCGGCGTCGAATCCAGCATGAAGGATTGCCAGGCAAGCGCGATGGCAAGAGCTACATTTTTTGCACCAACGAAGTGCTCGAATGGTTCGCGCGGAAGGGTTTGAAAGTCGGATGAGTCAGCGACTCAAGCAACTCATTAATGAACAGGGCGGTCGTGAGGCTGACCTTTGGGTCGACGAGAAGACTAAGGTGATCTATTTCCTGAAGTCGATCGAGGGCAAGAAGGTCAAGTTCTCCACAAAAGTAAAGGCCCCCGATGTTCGTAAGGCCCGGCGTGAGGCGAATCGTCTCCTCGCAAAACGGATCAACAAATCTAAGGAGCAGGAAGTCACCCTCATCAAGGATGAGCTGGCACACTGGCTTGTCGTTAAAGAAAACGAAGGCCTTGCATACGACACTTTGAACAACGTCAAACGTGCGAAGCGCCAAATCGAAGCCTATTGGGGAATAAAGCAAATTCACGAGTTGAACACTGACGGAATGCCGAAGTGGTATCAATGGTGGCGCGAGAATAACCCAGAGATCGAGATGGAAAACGCCGTAAAATATTTGCGGAATTTCTGCGACTACCTTGCTTCCAAAATCGTCGACGATAAACCTTTGCTTGCGATTGTGCCGAAGATCTCTGACCCGAACTACAAAAAGACTCGTCGTGCCCGAAAGAAGAAGAAAGAGAGAATTATAACACCGGCCGAGCTAAAGACGATTGTCGAGAAGGCCGCCAACGAAGATGAGGCCACGGTGATTTTGATCATGTACACAATGGCTACGCGAATCACCGAGACCCTCACAATGTCGTTTGGCCAAGAGATTGTGCTCGATAAGGATACACCGATCTATCGTTGGGCCGACGGACAGAATAAAGCTGATCACGATGGCTACCACGCGCTTCATCCGATACTAGTTCCGCGACTTCGCCGGCTTCGCGATCGCAGAATGGACGAGGGAACAACCCGTCTCTTCCCGCAGCAAAGAGATAATCAGGCTCCCCTTAAAGAGCAACAGATTGACTGGGCTGGTTGGCGCAAGCGCGCTGATCTTGGCTGGCACTGGACCCCGCACACGTTCCGTCACACATGTCTTTCGAACCTTTTCAATAACGAGAAGAATCCGCAGGCGCTGATCCTCAAGCTTTACCGCGTGAGTCTCGCCGTCGCGCTCGAAACCTATGTGAAGCCCACCCAGTCAGGCATCGAGAAAATGAGAACTGCAATTGAGGTTGAGCTATGAATTTTAATAGTTGCGAATTCGTTACGGCTGAAAATTCAAATCGACAAAAGTCTGGTTGGTTTCAGGAAGTTAAGAAAATGTGTGGCGTCCCCTACGAGATTTTTCGCATTTGGGATGCGCACGGGAGAATTGTTTCTAAGCTATCAGAATCTTTCCGGTTTCTAGTGAGACCTACTAGATTCTGCATCAAACCTCAAAAACAACTGAACGCAATAGAACGCAAACGCCGCGCATGGTGGGTTGCGAATTCGTTACGGCCTCGCCTGCTGCACGCCGGGTCCTCGCCTTGAATCGCTGAACTTTGATTATAGCACCACAACGTCAGATCGCAACAGTGAAGCCAGTCCGGGGGGAAAACAATGGCACGCACAAACATCGAAGAAGAAGCACATCGTCGCGTTTCCAAATTGGCGCAGCTGATGCAGTGTTCGGACCGTGAGGCTCTGGGCACCGTCAGCTTTCTATGGACGGACAGCCAGGACATCTTGGCGACCCATGGCACTCGAGATCAGATCTTGGAATGGGCTCATCTATTCAACGCCTCAGATGAGCTTTGTGAAAAATGGTTGTCTGCCCTCCAAAAATCCAGGTTCATTTCGGCCCCGCAAAATGGCGAATTTGAAATTCACGGGAACAAGACGCAAATCGAGAACAGGATTGTCTACTCATCGCGCGCAGCTAAGGGTGGGAAAGCTCTAAAGAAAAAATGGAAGGAAAAGAAGAAGCTAGAAGCAGGCTTGAAGCAAGCCTCAAGCTCACGTAAGAGGGGCCGCAAGCCCTCGCCAAGCTCCTCAAAGCAAGGCAGTGCAATCCAGGGCAATTCAGAGCAAGAAAAACCTGTAGAAGAGGCCGCTGCTGGGAGTCCTCCAGCTGGGGAAGGGGCGGCACATTCCGTAATCGTTCACACCTTCCAAAACTCTCTCATTGAGTCGGTTCTCCGATTCGTCCCTGAAGCGATTCAACAAGGCTGGGTGGACGAGTATGAACCTTCCTGGCTCAAATCCGTTCTTTTGAAGGGTATTCAGCGCAAGATTGCCGACGCTGGCGCCCACACACCCTGCCAGGTTTCGGATTGGCCCTCCAAGCTTGTTACGTGGGTGGCAAACGAAAAAGACCCTCTGCGCCGAAAGCAGGAATCCCCGCGCGTAATGGAGCCCAAAAGAGAATGGGATCCAAGCGCAAAAGAGCGCGCCCTGCAAGATCCCGAAGTCGCCGCTAATCTCGCCAAGCTGAGGATCATGTGACAGATCAGTTTTTTGAAGATCAATGGGGAATCCTCGCGAGCCGTCTTGGGCCCGATCTGACTGATGAGCTCAAGGATCAGGTCCAATACGAGCTTCGCGAAATGGACGATCGCGCGTTCGGGCTCGTCGTCTCCTTCATCCTTCGCAAGCATTCGAATCTGATGCCTCCGTATTTGTCTGACTTTCTCGAATGCCGCGAGAGCTGGCAACGAAAGAAGGTTCAGTCTATGGCGAACGATGCGGTTCGCTCGGCGAATGGAGAATGGTGCAACAAATCGATCTCGGAAATCTTTGGCGGAGAATCGACGACCGCTCTTCAAGCTCTTGAGAACGCAAAGAAGAAAAGACCCGAAAAATAAACAACCACCGTTGGGGGGGGCTATGAATTCTGAAAAAGAACATCTGCAGGGCTACGAAAGCGATCCAGTAAATCACCCGCATTATTACACAAGCCATCCGTCTGGCCTGGAATGCATCCAGGTCACGCGGCATATGAGCTTTAACCTTGGCAATGTAGTCAAATATCTATGGCGCGCCGACCTCAAGGGCGGGACGGAAGATCTGAAAAAGGCCGCTTGGTATCTAAACGACGAAATCGAAAAGCGAGAGCGCGCTGAGCTCGTTGAGCGAGCATGCTGTTCAGGCTGTGGATACATGCGCGAATACTGCAAATGCATTGGGGAGCGGACGAATGGCGAATTCGCGTAACCGAGCTCAATTCGATATTCGCATGGAGTTTGACTTGGATAGCGGTGACCTTTCTGCAGATCAGCTCGGAGCGCACAAGATTGCGCTGCAAAAAGATCCGATTGAATGGTTCGCCAAGCGATGGCACGACCCAGATCTCTTCATGGAAGTGAGATGCAAGATCCGCACGCCGGGCCAACAGAACGAAGACCGAAAACGAAGACAGAAACGAGATCAGAAATCATGGAGGAAAGTATGAACTATTTGTTGGAGTTCACAATCGACATGCTTCCGAAGATGGAAAACGAACTCACGCGAGCGAGATGGGAAGTACGATCGGGCTACTATCGCACGTGGCGCAGACGCATCGAGCAGGAATGTTGGCCACAGCGACCGTCGGAGCCGCTTGAAAATGCGCGCATCACATTTACAAGGTTCACAAGTGTCAAGACCGATCCCGAAGCTCTTCAAGCAAGCTTTAAACCTATCGTTGATGGGCTCGTTCAGGGTGGGATCATTCGCCTCGACGCTCTTGAGGGAAGCGTTGAATACTTCCATGAGCGTGCGCCACTCGGCAAAGGGTCCATAAGAGTCAAGGTGGTTGGTGTCGCATGACGGACCTTCAAATCTGCGGCTGGCTGGTGCTTGTGCTGATCGCATATCTGCTCGGGCATGGGCTAAACAAAACATGAAAATCCATACGCTCACGGAGCATTTTTACAACAAAGGATATGAAATGGAAAAAGGGGGGAATGAGATGAAAACAGAGGGAGAGAAACGATTCGATTATGTAAAGTACGATGACAAGTCGCTTTTGATTCAAGACGAATTCAAACAAAGAACATTTTACTTTGAGCAAGCTATCGAAGTTCACTTGAGTAATGGCAGAGCAAAGGCATTGGCTCTTACAAAGCTTGAAGAATGTTACATGTGGATCGGAAAAGCGATTCGTGATGATCAACTTGCTTGCGAGGCTAAACCATGACCCCACCACGCTTCACAATCACCGCCGCCGACAATGGCTGGATAGTGCGAGTACACAGCTCGGGCCCTTTTAAATATTCGCCGGAAAGATTGAAGGACGTCATCGATTCGCGCCTCCTCGTCTTCGACGACTGGCACAAGCTTTACGAGTGGATGATGAGGTTTTGCGGACCGAAAGAGGTGAGGGGATGAGAGAAACAATCGAGCGCGTGTTATTTAATCCGCGCAATGGAGAACTAGCGGTCGGCATCCGTTTGCGCTTCATGGATAAATACGAACGCCAGGACATGGGGCCCGGCTTTGGGTACACAATTTCATGTGAGCCGAGGGATCACGACGCCTGGGGAATCCAAGATCATGGCACCGGCTGGTGGGTTGTCGTCACAGCGGATCTCGCGTCCTTCCTCGAAGATCTGGGGCCTCTATGACCCAATCAGAAAAGCGCATCGAAAACATGATCCTTCACTACTTGAACTCGAGACGGATCTTCGCCTGGAAGACACAAACGGTGGGCATTTATGATCAAAAACTTGGACGCTTTCGCAGGGCTGGGGCTTTATATACTCGCGGTGTCGCTGACATCATTGGGATTTACAATTCTCGTTTACTCGCAATTGAGGTAAAGAGCGCTCGCGGGGTTTTAAGTGAGGATCAAAAGATCTTCCTTCAGAACGTGAAGGAGCATGGCGGGATTGCAATGGTTGCAAGATCAGTTGAAGAAGTTGAAGAGAAACTTAGGCACTGGAGGGCGGCGTGAGAGCTGTCGAAAAACGATTGCGAGAGAGGATCAAGGATCTCGAGGCTAAGTTATCTACCGTCGAAGCTGACCGGCAGGGCTTTCGGGACGCGATCACCAGAAATATTCGGGAGGCGATTCGAATTCATGGCGAGGGAAAGTACTGGAACATGGCTAGTCTGATTGAAACATTGGCAAAGCAAATTGCGCAGCGTGAAAGGTGGTATTGGTGAAGCCGCCAAATATTGCGCCAGCCTATGCATGTCTTTATCCGGGCCTTTGTGAGATTGCTCGGTCTCTCGGATACGCGCTCGCAGTGCACGGAAGCATGGTATCCGATTTCGACTTGATCGCTTGCCCATGGCGCGACGAAGTCGCCCCTCCCGAGATGTTGGTCAGCAACTTAATGAAACACATCGGTGCGTGTAGTTATCCGGAATTGTTAAAGCGCGCAGGATTACCGGAAGAGCACATCGCAGATATAGTTGCTCAACAAAATCAGGGCAAAGATCCGGAGGCAAAGCCTCATGGTCGCAAAGCTTGGAATTTATATTTAGATCATGGATGTAGAGTCGATCTATCCATTATGCCGAAGGAGCGCCCATGAAAACGCTAGCCGAGATTGCTCATGAGATTGCTCATGAAAGCCCGAAATACTCTGGTTATCCATCGCATCTGGAAACCGCACTCGCCGGCGCCAAGGCAGCGCTGAACCACGAGGCGGTTGAGCAACTGCGGGGTTTTGCTGAGCATAGAGATCATTGCGTATACTGGAACACATTTGCTTGTAACTGTGGGCTTGAGAAAATTGAGAGGGCCTTCGACGCCCTGATGAAAGAGGTGGGGGGAGTGAGTCACGAATTTAACTTTGAGCCGCGCTTTGGGAACAAGGATCCATTTGATCCAAATCCTCCATTTTACAATCATATGATTCACTGGCGGCCATGGGCCGAGCATTTCATGAATCAGGAGGGCGACATTCAGACGTTGGCGCTGATGTTTGCTTCAGCCCTAGAAGAGATAAACCGGCTTTGTAATACAGGAATCAAAACACAGAAGGCGCAATCGGAGCTCTTGTTTGCCTATATTGAACTCGTTGAGACGGGAGTGCCGCGACCATTCGGTGATAGCTCCCTTGGTCCATGGGCCTCCCTTCAAATTCTAAATCAATGGCGAGCTGAGAATAAACTCAACATCAAGATGGTGGATGTATGACCCAAGACCGCCCAAGCGCGCCGAGGGAGTGGTGGGTTGATGATCTAACATCAAGAGTTTGTGCGCCATGGAACCATGAGACGTTGGGTGTTCAAACGATGAAATGGCCCGATAGCGACAAAGTTATTCATGTCATCGAGAAGTCCGCCTACGACGCGCTCAAGAAGGAGCGGGATCACTGGAGAGACTGCGCCGAAAAGCACGCGGACTTCATTAATCGTTTAATCGAAAGGGTGCTTGCACTTGAAAAGGAGTGTGGACGTGAGCCGGGAGATTACTAAGCCAAGCGCGCCGAGGGAGTGGTGTATTTTAGATAGCGAGTATGAAAACCACAGGCGTGTATACTCCTTTGAACCAAAAGGCCCAGAGGAATATATCCACGTCATCGAGAAGTCAGTTTACGAAGCTGCCGTGAAGGAGCGCGACGCCCTCAAGGCGCAGTTGGAAGTATTGAGCACCAGTCATTACGAATTGCACAATAGTGCTCATAGGTGGGTAACGCGTGCAATAGAGGCGGAGAAACAGTTGGCCGAGCTCCAAGCCCAAGCCGAGATGCTTGCTGAGGCGCTGAAATCGCTAAATATCCAGGCCATAGTAAATGGCCAGCCCGGTCAGAAACAAGTTGCTGAATGCATCACTGAAGCCCTCTCGCGCTTCACCGCTTGGAAGGAAGGGAAGAAATGAAATTTCCGGATTCACTATATGAAATTGGAGATTGTGTTGTTGTCGATCCTCCTTGGGGTTATCTCGAAGCACACAGTGTCTTCACGATTGTGGGCATTATGCTAGAGAAGAAAGACGCCGATGCTCAGCCAGAGGTCCTTTATGCGATGAAGGAAACGCGTTGGATGATCAAAGAACACAATATACGCAAAAAGGTGAAGCTATGACCAACCGCCTCGACAGATTGAAGGAGCTAGTGGAGCTATGAGTGAGCAAGCAGTGAAAGCGCTTGGCATCCTTATTGTTGTGTTGTGGTTTCCCTTCAGTATTCCGCTGATGCTGATTGGATCATGTGCGCGGTTGGCTAGCGTGTCTTTGCTAAACGGCTGGGACATCACTGACCGTAGCCTCAAGTCTGCAGGCGCTGCGATTGAGGCGGCGGAG